GCGCGCTGCGCGCCCAGCTTATGGCCCTGCTTCCACGGGTACTGATAGGTCGGTTGCACCGCCTTAGCACCCAGTGTAAGTGCGTGGAAGCCAACTGCCGCTAGCTGTCCACGGACGCCTGCCTGCGTGCCGGAGAGTCCTCTCAACCTCTCAACGGCTAACGCATCGGCGTTGCTCTTGTCCATCTTACCGTAATCATAATCGTGCTGCTTGTAGATCTCGTCCTGTGGGTCCACAGAGGGCACGCTCCAGTCCGGCTTATCGGTATACTTGCCGCTGCTCCAACCTGGCCCCCCATAGTTCCCGTAGAAATGGAACTTGAGTCTCCGGAGGGCGTCAGTGATTGGGCCAGGATTTTCTTCGATCCCGACCAGTCGGAGGCTCGATGACGGGAGTATGGCTGGGTGGACACGGGCGTGGTACAACGGTGTCTTGCATTTCGGGCAGAATGCTGTGTGTCTTGAAAACACCATGTTGTAGCACGCGCACCTCTTGGTAGGTGGCTTAGGCTCTTGCACCACGTCTTCCAAATCGATTGTGGTGCAAGGAGACAATTTCTCAACCTTCCAATCCGCCTCAAGAGTGGGGGTCGCGCTGGCCACCTGGTAGTGGCCGATGTAATCACCCTTGGCGAGGGGGGTGAAGTTTTGAGCCTGGGACGGCTGCGCTGGCGCAGTTGCGCCAGTTGCTGGGTTGGTCGGCCCAGCCGGTACCATGTTGAACGTGAATGTCGTCATGGCGGTACCTCGGCTCATCTTCCTCCCCGGCGAAGGGCTCCGATGGCTAAGGATTTCGCGGCCACACAGTCAACCATATAGGGGCTGTTGTCGGCCGATATTGACCAATTGAATCGTGCACGCATGCTTACGCGTTGTCGGTATTATGGATCTTGAGGAGCATCGGGTGGGCTATCCCCTGGCCATAGCGGTGAACCGCAAGCAACGCGACGAGTTCCGACTACACCTCCCTGGGATTCAAATCGTAACGCTTCCAGAAGAAGTGGTAGGTGTCTGCGGTTGCCTCGTGCGCCACTGTGCTGCGGAACTTAAAGAAGTCCTCGTCCCGCTCCGCTCTTGTGAAATTGTAGGCGGCGTGTCGCGCGGCAGGCTTGTCCCTCTCACCGTCCTTGTGGGCTTGGTCCTGGGCGGCGTACCTCGTGTTGAGGCGTCTAAATCCGTCATTATAGTAGTACTGGATCTCTCGAAGCACAGGGACAAACCTCCAAGATATAGCGTTGCACTTAGCCACAGCCTCAAGCCAACCCAACCTCAATTTTTCGGGCTTGTCTGTCCAGGCGTGCTTGTAGAGTTGCCGCCCAACCTTCGCGCCTAGTACAGTGCCGTCGGACGTGGGCCACCAAAGGCTCGAACAAAACTCCGCTTTGTAGTACTCATGTCGGGCGTGGACCTTAGTTTTGGTCTTAAAGCCCAACTGGGCGGCCATTTCAGCGCTCGGCATGTCTCCGGGGCGTTCATGCCCCTCTTGGAGGGCGAGTTCCTGGCCCAGCTTCACGGCCGCCCTGATGAGTTGCTTGAAGTAGATGACCAACGCCGTGCCTCGAAGCCCACGGACCATCGATGCGAGCATG